CCTGTTTCAAGAGCATACTCACGAATAGTATTAAATGATGATTGCTTGCTTACACCCATTGCCCAAATAGCAACATATGGCGCCTCTAGTCCATCATCAACCAAAACGTTGCAATAGAAACGAAGACGTGCTCTCCAGCCAGCCTTTGGATCCTTGCGATGCATTTCTTCTGCCCAGTCACGACCCTCTGTTTCCATTGTGTCAAGAGCACGGCGTTTGTAGTCTTTTGGATTTGTGTGTTCTTTTACAACAAGAGCAAGACCACGGCTGTCGCTGTAATTTGCAGAGTCTTCATCCAACTCTTCAATGAAACGAATTTTTACTGATTGTCCGTCTGCTAATTTTAGCCAGCGAACCTTGCTTCCTGTACCTTCATATTTTGGCTTATCAACTAATGCATTGATATTTTTTAGACCTTTTACTATTGTCATTATTTCTCCTTGTTTCTTCTATTTTAGCATAGCGACTATTGAGTTGTCAAACTTATATTCTAGTTTTTTAATTTCCTCATCGCTCATTTCGCCAATATCTTTATATTTTTGATCAATGTTTACAACTGAAACCTTAGAACCTATCTTTCCTAAGATACGATCTACCATTATGGAACCAGCCTCATCATTGTCTGCTACAAGCACAACATCACTGAAGTACTTTTCTAATAGTTTCATCTGGACTGATGAAACATTAGCCCCTAGGGTAGCAACCGCAGGGAAACCTACTTGGTCTAGTCTGATTGCATCAAAAGATGACTCAACAACATAAACAAACCTAGACGACCTAACTCTGTGAAGATTAAATAAAATCTTTGACTTTTGAAGTCCTGGTGTATTTTTAAATTCCTTACCTTCAATAGATCTACCAACAAAACCAATAGTCATACCGTCTGGTGATTGAACTGGTATTGTTACGTAGTCCTGCTTTTCAGAATACCCCAAAGAAAACTTAGCGACAGATTCATCTGTTATTCTACGACCATGAAAGTAATTCATTGCCCTTGGAGATTCTAGTGCTTGATTGTTTAGTCTTTTAATTAATACCTCGTCAAACTGCACGAACTCGGGAGCAACATAAAGTTTTTTATTTATAACCTTTTCTATATCTAACTCTTTATCTTTTTGTTTGATATACCTAGCCGATTCAAAATATGTTCTGCCCGATACAGCCATCACAAACTCTATAAGAGTCTTGCTGGTCTGACATCCAAAACAAAAGAACAGCCCTTTTTCTTTAGAGATAGTTCCTGCTGGAGTTCTGTTGTTATTATGAAACGGACAAAATATCATAAAGTTGCTCTCAGTTTGAGAAGGTATCTCTATGCCAGCGCCTTCTAAAACTCTTTCTACCTGATCCTCTGTGTAAACTTCACTATACATTATTCTCAAAATCCTTATACTTGTAGTAACCTTTGTCAAAATCAACCTGAATTAAAAAGTCTCCCATAAAGCCGTTACGGTTTTTTCTAAATGCACATTCAATAACATCACTATTTGCTGCTCTTCCCAATGCTAAAACCCAGTCTGCATCATAAGCAATTTGTCGTGACCATGCTGTTTGGCCCAAAGTTGGAACGGTATTTAAATTAGTAACATCATCAGGTGTAGCAGATGAAATAGCAATGATAGGCACCTCTTCACCAATAGACATTAGTTTAAGTTCACGTGAAAGGTTTTTCATGCGTACCGTCTCATTATCAGACTTCTGGTTTGGACTCATAAGTTGTAGATAATCAACTATAACAAAATCTGGTTTGTATTGGTCAATCTTTCCACGAATTACAGATGGGGTAATCTCTCCACCATTATCGCTTGAAATGATATGGAAAGGACACTTGCCATCAACTTTATCTTTGTGCCATTTTTTTAACATTTCTGTTTCTGCATTACCATTACTTAGTTTTCTGTGTGACCACAATCCCTCTCCCATTATTGTATACACACGATTACGAACTTCTACTTCTGACATTTCAAGACTTATGATAAGTGGAGTTTTGCCTTGCTTCCATGCTTGAACTGCAAAATACAAAGACAACCAAGACTTACCAATTCCTGGGTAGGCAAGAAAGATACCTAATTGTCCTGGCATGATTCCTGATGGGAGATAGTTGTCAAATCCTGGCAGTCCAGTAGCGATACCTATCTTGCCTAACTCTTGTTCTCTACGAACATTTTCAAAGTATGCAATAGCAGAATCAATGTCTGTTGCATCAATATCACGGATAGCGGATGTATTCTTTTTTAGTTCTGCTGTTTTTGTTATAAGATCATTTAGGGCTGCTGTTCCATTACCGCTTTGAACCTCTGATGCTGCAGAGCGAAGAATGTCTTTTACGCTTTCATTAAGATACTCTACCTGCAACTCTTCAAGATGATGTTTTGTAGATCCCACCCCATCTTCTGGCTGGAAGTCTCTAAATTTTTCTACTACTAAAGATGCTGGTGGAACTGAGCCATTTACCTCTGCGTACCTACGTATAAATTGCCACACATCATTATGTGTACGCATAATGTTATCTACGTTAGCCTGTAAAAGAACGTGTATCTGTTTGTCTTTTAGCACTGCGGAGATTAGTCTGGATTCTGTATCAATCATTTAACCACTCCCTCGCTTTTTTCCTACGCTCTTCTCGTTCTTTTTTATCTTTCTCTATAGCCATTTTACCATCAAGTAATTCTTTTGTGTTGTATGCAAAAGAATTCCATGAAGGATTTTTTGATATTTCAAAGTAATAAGATAACAAATCATAACACTGTGAAATACCATATGATTCAACTAGCGCATCGGCAGCCCATTGCTCAACGTTTAGATTGAGATTAGACTTCGTTTCGTATCTTTGCAAATGCAGTTTGTTATACCGACTGAGCAAAGCCATGCGGTCTTTGCGTTCAGCCATATTACTCTGTTACCAGTTCTGCCTTTGCTTCATTGACCTTTTCAACAACCTTGCTTTCAACAAAATCATAAACACGATTTGTTGCTTGGTCTATATCTTCTTCATTGCGAACGCTGTCTACAACACCAATGTCTACTCTTAACGATTGAAAATTACCAAGATTAAGTGTGTAGCCAAGTGTTACTGATACTTTTGTGCTCTCTTTTTCCACTGCCCCTCCCAAGGACTAGATTTTTTCTGACCATGTAGGTATAAACCTACCGTCTTCTGTTTTCGTATATGTCAGTATACCATTACCAATTCTGCGTGTCAACTCTTGTTTTGTTGGCGTAATTCCATTTGTAATTAATTTATCTTTTCTCGGTCTGCCTAAATGATAACTAGCAAGTATATCACGTATCTCTTTTACTTGCGATTCTGAATAATATGCTCTAATCTGCCAACCTCTCGTTCCATTAATCTGTGCACCCATAGGCGGAGGTATTGCACCCTTCTTTACTAATCTTGGAAAATATTTACGATGCCTATTGACAAGTTGAGCAGTTTCTGATACAGTGTATGCCTTTTCTCTGTTTCTTCTAAAATCAGATCTTAGACATGTTTCTAATCTATCTTTTGTAATGTTATAAACAGTTACCATACCAGTAGACCTAGAACTATGATAAAGCCTTACAAGATCTCCATTAAGAAACCAAATAGTTTTGTTTCCAGGAATTACAGGCTTGTTATTATAGCCTTTGCTCTCAACTGTTCTTGGGACATAAGCCATAAACCCTCCTTACTATCTGAAGGTGGATGATAAAATTTTCTACTGCCACACAACAGACAATACACCTCTAAGTGTATCTGGCTAGAGTACTGTCTGTCAACAAATAATCTGCCATTGCATTTTTTGCAACGAAGAATCAAAACTACCCCTTAGTTTGGAATACCGACAACAATAATATTTATATTTAAAGAAAGGTCTCCAGAAGCGCCAAACCTTACAACTCCCTCAACCCTAGAAGTCGTTATAGATTTTAATATTACGGTTACGTTTTGACCAGCAGGCGTGTTTCCTATGTTTACTGCTGTTGCTGTTGCAATCGGAGCATACTTAAAATCTGATGGAAAGTCATATGCAAATGTTTTTTCGTTACCAGCGCTTACTGTGGAATTATTTGCAACCTCTACGAAACCGCCAATTACTCTTGCTTCTGAAGTTTTTACGCTTTGCTTTCCAGCGCTTACAGTATCAATAGTAGTATAGTTATATGTTGCAGATGAAACCTGTGTAGCAATATCATTAATTGTTTCAGCCAATTGATATATATAAGTTACATCAAGAGGTTGTCCTCGTTCTGGAAGCGGTACCTTAGCCATTTTTCTCCTTCATTTAATTATACCAGTTAGCCTCTAACTATACGGAAGTTATTGCTGATTCCCATATTGTTAAGGTTGCATTGCTTGTTTTGGCAGATCCAACTATTTGAACTTTTACTCTAACAGTTGAAGAGGCCTCATTTAAAAATGTATATGTGTGAATTGGGGTAGTTCCATGATATATATACGGATCAGAATCAAATTTAACAAATATATCGTATTGTGGCCTATCTTCTTCATCTTCCCAGGCTGCAATAACAATTGGTCCACTAACAACGACCTCTCCATTAACGGCAACAGGGGTCGTTGATTCTATAACAAAAACAGGAGACCAGTGAGAAGTTCTGTTTTTATCTTCAGATACCACTCTAAATCTAACAGAATAAACATTGTCTGATTCTACTGGAGGCAAATCATTTTTTGGAATTCTTAATACCTTGTTAGCCACTATGTTACTCCGATAGAAAATCTAAATTCAACATAATTGCTAGTGTTAGGTGGTTTAATTATTGTTTCTCCATCTGTATTTTTTACAACGGTATAACCAGTCATACCATATAAAGGATTATTGCTTGAGGTATTTTCTAGTCTAAGGGCATCAAAAGCAACATAGTAATCTTCAGATGGAGTGCCAGAAATTTCTGTAGATGCATATATTTTTACAACAGTGACCGAGTCCCAAGTAAAACCATTAGTCACAATTAGTTGTTGTAACTGCTTTGAAACTACATAGTATCTATTTTCTGTAAAATCAAATACACCAACTCCATCTTCTGCTGTTATTTCAAACCTTGCATATTCTGCAGATCCGCCCTCTGTGTCAGCAAACTCAATTAAAATTTTAACCTTGTCTGGAGCAATTGCAGAGTCGCCATCTTTACTAACTACAGAAAAAGCAAGACGAAGTTCATCTACTGGTGCATTTCTAGTAAAGTCAATGTCAACTCCAGTTAAATGTATGTGATCAGATCCAGCCTCAATTGTAAATCCAGAACTTGTTGCAGTTAATTCTGCAAGATCTCCCTGCATCAAAATGGTATTATTGAAAAACCTACATATTTCAAATATTTCTGTTCTTCCTGGTTTAAAAAACGTAGGATTGTCTGCGTTTGTTTGAAACACTGGGTCGGCTACATCAATAACGTTATCATCTGCAGAATCTAATTGTGATGTTTGTGTATCTATCGCTACCGAAGATGTTGCAGAATGATACTGCCAATTTTCTCCCTGCGTAAAAGCAAAAACAGTCTTGCTGTCATATGCTCCAGCGGATGGGTTTGTTCCAGCAGAAAAAATACCAATCTCTGATATTTCGTATCTTTCTTCTGTTGGTAGTTCTGCTGTGAGTACTAGTTTAGTTACATTGTTTTCTGTTACAAATCCCCTGGAAGAAATAGGCACACGAAACATCTCAAAATCAAGGTTTTCTTTTGCGGAGTAGTCATCATATGGGTCAGCGGTTTCTAGGGGCTGTGGACCGCATCCTACGGCTATATAGGAGGCATAGGCAGGCGCCTGACCAAGCAGGTATTTGCCAATAATATTCTTACCAGTATTAGTTATCATGATTCATTGAACTCCGCTTCATATATTGTACCACTAAGGCTAATTTGTATTTCTATCTGCTCATCAGGCTCAAGATTGATTAGTTCTATTATTAGATCTCCAGTTGCATCTTCTATATAAATATAGGCTGCATCTGGTCCAGATCCCTCCTCTGGTAATTTTGTATCTAGTTTAATAGAAAAATTTTGAAAGTATTTATCCGATGTGTTTTGCAAAGCAAGAACATTATTTGGATTATACTGTTGCTGAATTGATGATAGATTTTTTATTGGCTGGTATGTAACAGTCTGTCCATTAATAGTATCATTGCGAGCAATGTTTATCAATTCGTGTCCTCCAATATTTTCAAATAACAGATAAGACATTATCTCTATTGGAACAGCCTCTTCATCAAAAAGAATTGTATCTATTGGTGCTGTTTTTGGTGGAGGTGGA